GACTACCACACCATTCCAAGGTGGAAGCAAGCGAGCAACAAAGCGATAGCGGAGAATCTTCTGACGAGCATAGCGGAGCTGGTTGATGGACGATGGTACAAAACCGAAACCCTCAACTCCAGAGGAGAGCGAACCAGAAGATACATCATTGAATCCGACATTACCGAAGAATCCGATAGTGCCGAGTCTGATGTTTCTGGGAGTGATAGCAGCGACACTTAGTGTGATCGTTGCTGGTTATTTTCATGGTAACATGCACATAGAATCAGTTTGGAAATCTCTACATGCTTAGTCTCTGGATCCACCTAGTAGCATTCTTTCAAGTGGTTGTAATGAATTGCATTCAACCAGCTAACTGGAAGTATTGCTATCGGGTGGATCAGTGGTTAATTCCAGATCTTGTAGAGGGGTATGAGATCTGGTCACAGAAAAAGACACCATACCAGAATGAAAGAGATTATCTAAATAGTTTGGATGATCCTCTAGAGTAGATGACCGCAGAAAAAGCAGCAAAGGAGATTGATTCAATCTTCAAAGACAGTTATGATCTGAAAAAATTCTTTGCGTCGGTATCTAGTACAGGTGACAAAGAAATTGATTCGTGGGATTCTAAGTCCACCGATATGGTGAAGACACCATCCAAATCTCAGGTCACTCTTGTCCCTAGAATCAAATCCAAAACCGAAAGGAATTGGTTGAGGGGTAAGATCAAAGATATGGTGGAAGATAATAGAGATTCCATCATTGAAAACATGAGAAATTATATTCCAGAAGGAATATATGACTTTAAGTTTGAAGAAAAAAAGATTACTGGCACAGGTCTTCTGTCCTATGTAATCGAAGCAATACCTGAGGGTAAAAGAAATGCTGTCCTCAGAATTGCATTCCAATCTAAGGGGTTATCTAATGGTGCTGGGGGTAAGAGAGAAGACCCTCACGAGTTGATGACTGCCTGTTTGATTTTAGATAAGAAGGTTATCAATCTTCAGCAGTTGAATGGCATGGAAGATGGAAAACGACATGCTGCATATAAGAAGATTGTTGATGATCTATATGTCACTGCATCTAAAGTTGTTGGTGCTGCAGGATTGTCTGGTTTCTATATTGATCCTAAGACTAAGAGTGAGCCTGATCTAATCAACCTAGCGAAAGCAGTATCTGTTTCTAACTTTGCTTTAGGATTGATTGGTGGTGCTAAGGTTGATGCTGTTTGGCAGACAGGCACGAAGTGGGCAAATGAAATCAAAAAGTTTAATGTAGGTCCTAAGACCATTCAGAATTACAATTCATCTGATATTATTGTCAAGTTTACCACCAGTGGACCTAAGGGTGCTACACATTACTGGGGTCTGTCCCTAAAGAAAGCAGGTCTTAAGGATCCTGAGCCTACGCTACTCAACAAACCTGCATATGGTGCGAAAGGATTCCTGACCAAGAGCATTCCTAGCACTGAAAATAATAAGATCAATCAAAAGAAAGAAGAGTTTTTCAAAGGTGCTGTCAAGACCAAACTAGGTGCCACCGAATATAAAGGTGAGATGATTGACAAGATGCCAATCAAAAAACTATTGAAGACAGCAGATACTCTCTTCACTGCTAGAGATGAAAAGAGTGATATGTTGCGCGGTGCAGGTAAGTATAAAGGTAATCCTAATGTCTATTTTAAAGAAATGGACAGGGTATTCATGAAATACTTTGATAATAATAAGGACTTCTTTGTTGAGTTTTTAGATACTATCTTCAAGATCAACCTGGACTCTTATCTTGGTGACGCAGATTTTCACTTCAGTCTTATCACTGGTCGTGGAGATTACAAGGATGGTAAAGTAATTGAAGTTGGTGCTCCTACAGAAAAGCAGGGTAGGACAACCACCGAAATCTTCAGAGAAATGTTTCAAGATCCTGATGTCACGGAATATAGACTGTTACCTCAGGATGGGAAGAAGCAAGCATTTGAAGAAGGTGCAACTGCAGCTAAACTTTTCTATAAAATGAGGATCGGAAAGGGCAATAAAGGTGTTACTATAGTTGACCTGGAAGTCAGGTACAAGGGAGCACTTACAGGGGAGCCTCAATTCCAAGTCTTTATGTCGGTAGGTGCGGATAGTTTCTCAGCATTATATAAAAAGAAGGTCAAAGAGCGTCCTCCCGTCCGTTGGTGAGGACTATATAAAAACTGGCACAAGACCCCCACCATGGGGGTTTTTTCATGCTATTATATAAGGGTTGAGAAACCCCGTTTGATGCCCAACAAACATCTAGAGCACCCAGAAGACGCTGTTTTCGATGGGAAGTGCCAGGTTTTATATAACCTCAAAACGATGCTTCAGGCAGAAGACAATATAAGTATCAAGTATGATGGCGCACCTGCTATCGTTTTCGGCACCCATCCTGATACTGGACGCTTCTTTGTGGGCACTAAGTCCGTCTTTAATAAAAAGAAGATCAAGATCAACTATTCTTATGATGACATCTCTAGAAATCATACTGGTAACGTTGCTGATATTCTTCGCTTGTGTCTACGTCATCTTCCCCGTGATACTGCTATTACTCAAGCTGATTGGATTGGCGTTGGTGGCAGTCGCGAGTATACCCCCAATACTATTACTTATCGTTTTGCTGGTCATATTGCTAGTGATATTATCTTAGCCCCTCACACCTCTTATGATGAAGTTACTCCAACTGCTGTCGGTCACTGCGGGCATACTCTTGCTCATACATCGAATTGCTACTTCGTCAACACCAGTCGAGCAAGACTCGGTAAGCGCCACCAGCGTTTCCTTGCCGCTCGTATCGCTGGTCTCCTCCCCTTCATGAAGGTTCCCAAAGATAAATATGCACGTCTTTACTTCCGCACTTACGTTAACAAATTCATTCGTGCGGGTAGTATTCCGAGTGCCGAAATGATGTATGCTGCTGTAGATGATAAATACAAATGTGATGTCAATGTTACTACCTTTATTGTATGGAATTTGATATCACAATTGAAACAGCGGTTGCTTGATTCTATTATTGTTAATGATTCGGTTGAGTGCTTCATTGGAGACCAACCAACTCAGCATGAGGGATTTGTTATTGTATCTGATAGTCCTCTCAAACTTGTAGATCGCCTCACCTTTAGTAAAGCAAATTTCAATCTTAATAAAAATTGGACGAATGAAGAAGTTTAGTGCTTTCCTATCCGAAGCTCAAGAAAATAAAGTATCCAAGCAAGCCAAGATGATGGGACTAGTCCATCAGGGGTATGGGTATTATGGCACCCCACAAGGGGATGTTACGCACAGATCTCGTGACGGGCAGCTGGTGCAGTTATCCGCTAAAGAAGTTGAAAAGTCTGTAGCACAACAACCTGATGAAGAACCAGAAGCACAGGAGCAGGATGCTCCAATGTCAATTGCTATTACATTTGGAAGATTCAATCCTCCTACTATCGGGCATGAGAAACTTATTAACAAAGTAGCGACTGAAGCAAGGGGTGGTGAGTATCGTATCTACCCTAGTCAGACTCAGGACGATACTAAGAATCCTTTGAGTGCTAACGAGAAAGTACAGTACATGGCAGCAGCATATCCGAAACATGCTGACATGATTGTGAATTCATCTAAGTTACGAACTATCTTTGATGTCTTGACATCCCTGAATGAGGATGGGTATACTGAGGTCAAGATCGTCGTTGGTGGCGACCGTGTAGCAGAGTTTAACTCTCTTGCTCAGAAATACAACGGCAAACTCTATGATTTTGAAAACATTCTGGTCGTATCTGCTGGTGACAGAGACCCTGATGCTGATGACGTTTCTGGCATGTCAGCTAGTAAGATGCGTAGTGCTGCTGCAGAGGGTGATTTTGACACCTTTGCGAAGGGTATCCCCAATGCGATGAGCAAGGAAGATAAGGAAGGATTGTATAAGGCAGTCAGGTCTGGCATGAAACTCAACAATGAAGAGTTTGATGACTTTGCTGATGCATCTTACAACCTCCATGAGATTGCTCCTAAGTTGGATCAAGGTGCTCTCAGGGAATCGTATCTCAATAAGGAGATCTTTAAGGTTGGCACCTTTGTGGAGAATCTAAACTCTGGTGTTATCGGTAAGATTGTTAGTAGAGGCAGTAATCATGTCATCTATATTGATGAGCATGACACAGTATACAGAGCATGGTTGAAGGACTTGGTTGAGAGAAATATCTTGGACTTTGGGTTTGACTACACTCCTGCTGGTGAGGTAGGTACAGACGCACTGACTGATTATATGGTCAAGTTGACCCCAGGTGAATTCCTAAAGAAGATAAATAAAAGAAGCAAACGACAGTCTAAGGACCAATGAATTTAAGAGATCTGCCTGATATGTCCGCTGCACTTAAAGAAGTGCAGGCGATTGAAGAGAAGAAAAAACTTGACCCAGTAGGCAAGGAAGATGGCGACATTGACAACGATGGTGACAAAGATTCTTCTGATTCCTATCTGCTAAATCGTCGTAAGGCAGTCAAAAAAGCAATTGCTAAAGAAGAAGTCGAGCTAGATGAGAATCGTCGTGCTGCTCGTGCTGCTGGTGGTTACAAGGATGACTCTAAGAAGCAACCTGATCCTTCTAAGGATGGATTCACTGGTGTTGGTAACATGAGCATCGATCAGATTCGTAAGATGTCTGCTCGTATCGAAAAAGAAAAAACAAAGAAAGAAGAATTTGACATCGTAGGTTGGGCAGAAGATGCTATCCTCGAATTGTCCGAAGAGGAAGCAATCGATGATCTGACTGACGAAGAGTTGGTTGACATCTTCGAGACTGCTCTGCTTGAGATGGCAGAAGGTCCTGAAGATCTAGAGGAGATGGCAACTATCCTCGAAGGTTTTGAAGTCTTATCCGAAAGAGTTGATCCCAAAGAGACTCAGCGTCGTAGAGATCAAGCAAAAGACAGACTTGCAACTGGCGCTGCTATGAAAAAAGCAGCAGCAAAATCTAGCGAAGCGAAATCCTCCCGTGGAGAAAGACTCAAAGCAGCAGCAAAAACAGCAGGATCCAAAGCAAAGGCAGGTCTCAAGACTGCTGGTAAGGCTGCTGTTCGTGGTGCTGGCTATGCCGTTGGCGCTGCTAAGCGTGCAGGCTCAGCAGCTAAGAAAGAATTCAGCGCAGGACATAAGAGAGGCAAGGAGGGATCTGGTGGTGGATCGTCTAGCGACAGCGGATCGTCCAGCAGTGGTGAGTCTTCCAGCAGCAGTGACTCCCGCCCTGCACCTAAGTCCAGCGGTGGTGGCTCTGACAGCAGCAAAGGATCGACCCGTCGAGCAGTTGGTGGTGCCCTTAAAGCAGTTGGTAGACTAGCAGGTAAAGCAATCAAGAAGGGTGTTGGTAAAACTGCTCGTCTGGTAGCCAAGGGTAGTGACAAACTCGCTAAGCGTCTTGGTGAAGATTATGAGCACATCGATCATCTAGTTGAGTCGGGTCTCTTCTCTCTGGATGAGATCACCAATGTCATCGAAGAGCGTTACAAGGGTAAGCATGGTCAGTCTGACAAAGAGTATGCTGACTCCCGCTCCCAAGGTGGTAAGATGGTTTCTGGTGACTCCAAGCAATCGGGTGCTGAATACACTCATGGTCGCAGAGTCAAGGCAGCAAACCCTGGTATGCAACCTGATGTAGGTGGCAAGACCAAACCCAAGTCCCAAGGTAAAATGGACAAGGGCACCAAAGCAGACCTGATGTATCGCAAGGCAAACCTCAAGAAAGAGGAAGTCGAAATCGAAGAAGGCGTACGCGACCTGGATCCCGAGAAGGGCACTGCTGAGCGTAAGGCAAAACTTGAGAAGAAGCGTGGTATGAAACTGGATGATCATCCTCAGTATAAGAAGGAAGAGCGTGCAGCAACCCGCGAGCAGGAGATCATGGAAGGTATTCTTCAGCGTGCTACTGACAAAGCAAAGAAAGTTGCTAAGTCTGTAAAAAAGGGTATTGATCAAGAGAACAAATTGCAAAGAGCAAGTGGCGAGACTCTTGATCGTATGAAGAGAATGACTCGCCACAAGCAA